AAAACGACGGCCTGCATCCACAACAAAACCCAGTAACTGAAACAAGGTTTGATCGGGACCTTTAAATGGCAGCGGCATCAGGCTGTCACGAATAGCCCCTCCGGGAGCATCCACATCTCGGAACTCTCCGGGCTGAAGCGGGTCATCGTCGTCCCTGATCCGTAGTCCACGGGCCTTGAAACCCGCAGGAAGATTGGACAACGTTCCGGCGTCGATTAACTGCCTCAGTGCCGCTGTGGCGGTCCGTGACAGTCCGCCAATCGTGTGAATAAGCCCCAATCCGTAGAAACCAAACCCCGGAAGGAACTTATAATGCACAAAATACTGTATCTTGCGCTTCTTCTCATCTTCTTCACGATAATTACGACGTATGGACAATATCTGCCCGTTGTCCTGACTAATTGTTACAATATAAGGGATCTTAATGCCTGTCGGCTCCCCATCCTCATCTTTTTCCTCGTAGCCCTCTAAATCCAGATCCACATGACATTCAAGCAAAGTACAGTCATAATCTATCTGAGAAGGCGATAATCCATCAATTCTGCTAACTTCACTCTCTATGGAACCCGACTCTTCTTGGGTCGGAATAACAGGAATATCTATGTAAAAACCCCCTATTTGCTTCTTTCTAAGCTCATTTAACGACATTCTCAGCACTTGCGTAATATTTGGGCACGTTTCAAGGTCAGAAGTCTCATAAGGCACCACTAAATGCTCCGCAGCAATGAATTTTGACACCGCTCTGCCTAATGTTTCATCATAATACACCTTTTTAAAGGTAGAACCCGCCAACGGCAGGTAAAAAAGCATCTGATCGAGCTCTGGAGTGTACTCCTCCATGATGCAAGTAATGTAATAGTTCATAAAATGCTTAACACGGTGCGATTGCTGCTGCTTTTCGCGTGTTTCAGACCCGAGAACCGTGGTCCGTACAGGGCCAGACGCAGGTAAAAGTTCATTAAAAGCCTGCGCCTGAAATTGGGTAGCTGCCTCGGCCAACAGAGGATGCGTCACGCCCGATGCACCTCTAAAAGGTTGCGACCTCTCCTCATATGTAAACCCTAAAAGCTCCAAACCGTTGGCATAAGCGTCTTCCCACTCCTGCCTCCCCGACTTATTCGCGTCAAACTCACCTAAGAGTTCGCCTGCTATGCGAGAAAGCTCACGTTCTGGCATATCTTCCGCTAAATTCGCATAAAAGTCACCCTCTTGACCCCTATTATCAGTAGGTTCAAAGTCAATCGTTACGCCTCCGTCGTCTTCAGGGATAACCTCAATGTCCATGTTCTCGGCTTCACCCTCAAACTGAACAATATTTTCCTCCATAGAGCCCGGAAGCTCCAATTCCACCTCTGCCGCAAGATCCTCAAGATCCAACTGCGACGGTATATTTTTTTCTATAGCCATAGTGACTCCTTTTTCTTAACCTACCATAAATGACTCGTAAGTACCAATACCTTTTGGACCTTTGAACATATCTCGCGCTACATCCGATAAACCTGCGATGCCGCCTTTCGCCATGGGTTTGCCGTCTGTTTGCGATAAAATAATTTTTTCCTTATTTGGTCTGTCAATTAACAAAATTTGTTTAATATTGTCTCCCCTTACTTTTTCAGGACTAAAACCACCCCCATAAACATAAGGAATATTAGTATACCCTTCCTTCGCTAAATCTTGGCGTATTTTTGCTATTTCTTGACTATTAACTTCTTCATATTCTTTTGAATGTATACCTTTTTCTACTTCGACTTTATTTAATTTATCCCTGTTTTTTTTGTTTTGAACAAAAACAGATAACTCACCTTCCGACCAAACGCCGTCGTCTGAATTTGGTTTAAGAAAAGGTTTACTTACATCTACTTCTAAGCCGTAAGTAGTACCCCCCTCTAAACCCTCAAAATCATCATACGGATCTCCTTTAACCTTAGAAACAGTTTGTTCTCCGTCGCGTATTGTTTTGGTTTCAATTTTTTCAGGAAATTTCTTTTTTGCATACTCTAATCTTTGACGATACACTTGACTTAAATTACTTCCTCGACCAGACGCCTCGCTTGGGGAACCTACATGAAGACCTAAAAGATCAACGTTGTCATCACCCGTGGTATAAAACATATCTAAATCTTCTCCAGATTTTTTTCTAGTTTTTTCCAAAACGTCCATAGAAAATTCTTCTATAGGTTTGTTTGACTTACTCAAAGTAAAATGAAATAAATTAGCGGTGTCCTTCGGCTTTTTAAACCCTTCCTCAGCCCTAAAATAACCACGGCGGCCTTCCTCCGCTAAATACTTACCTACTTGACTTCGTTGTTCCCCAATACCCCCACGAAATTCTTTATAAGGTAAATCACCCGCTGCTTTAGCTATAACTTGTCTATAGTTCTCACCCCCCTGAACAACCACATTATCGTATCCCTGCATCGTATTAAGGATCTTACCCATCTCTTCAGGATTATTAAAAAACTTATCACGAACCTCGTCAGTCATTAGCTGATCATATTTTTTAATAGGTGTATCAGAACGAATAAGTCCGTGTTTCGCGGACAATATAGCGACATCAACATTTGGAGGAACGCCTGCTTTTCTTATAGAGGAAAATACAGGCCCTAGATATCTATCTAATGCTTTCATATTACCAACGTCCGGGCATTTATCACTACCACAGGACACAATTAATAACTGTCGCCCCTTCTTAGCCTCTGTTGGAAAAAGGCTCGGGCTCTTGGGTCCCGTAGGCACCATATTTTTTATAATTTTTTCGGAGGGAAACATCTTTAGACCAAACGCATCATCAAAAGCACTTGGGTCGGCTAAAAGATTTCTTGGCGGCGGATCACCAAAGTTGGGTATGCGGTTTGTGTATTTTCCTTCCCAAACACCAATATCGCTATCCTTAAACACTTTATCAAGTAAAGGTCCATACTCTTTTGACCGCAAAGGATCTCCTGCGCTATCCCCATATTCTATCTCTTTGTCTCTACCCGTAGATTTATCTTTCTTGATAATTGAGTGATGGGAAGTTTGTTTAAGATTATATAATTCAGCCTTATCATTCTTAGATAATTTCATAAGATCTTCATACGTCTTACCCTTCAAAAAATCTTCTAAAAGAGTATTGAGCTCCACCGTTTTCTTGTCAGATAGTGTGCGGTCTGGTTTTTCTGGAAGACCTAATCTTTTCCTCTCTTTACTGCTCATAAAAAGATCTTTAATCATACTATTCGTAAGATCACTAGCAAGATCTCTAGCCCGTGAAATAATTGCTCCTTTAGGCACTACCTTAGCTGTTTTTACCGCTGCACCCGCAATATCACCCGCTTCTCTTAAAATAGAAGGGGCCATGGCTGCGGACACCGCTGCCGCACCTGCTTTCTTAAACAAATCTCTTTTTGATAAATCCACGCCACCCGCACTGGGTTGCGGTAAATTAACCTTTTTCCCTTTGGTCAACTGCTGTATCAACTTACTGGCAGGAACTAAAGATAGCAAAGCCTCACCTGCTAACATACCCGTAACACCTGCCCCATATTCATCTTTAGGAATTGATTGTAAATCTTTGTAAGTATCTATATTACCCGCTGCCATCAAATCCTTAAACGTCTGCGCCCCACCAAGCGGTTTTTCTGAAAAAGGTTTCATACCCTGCTTGCCCGGTAAAAGATTTATAAGCGTAGGGGTTAAATTAGCAAGGTATACAGGAAACCCTGCAAGTTGTGCAATTCCCGTATTTAATCCCTTAACAAGGGGTTTTACCTTTCTAGTAAAAGGACGCAACTCGGGCGGAACATAATATTCATATGCTGCTCTCTTCTCCGCCATCAGTAATACGCTCTAACTTTCATATGGTTCTCCTCGTCCTCCCAGTCATCTGAGGGTAGCTGCACAAAGTTGCCCTGTCTATACCTCATCAAAGCCTGTGTCATACTATCCACAAGGTCATCATACTCCCCATTTGGAAAAGCTGCAACCTCTTCTATCATCTCATCAGCAAACGTTGTATCTGGTGCGTACACCATGCCTGCTTCAAAAAGAACCGATACAGAGTGCACGCGGGTCACCTTATCATTACCCTTACTCGGTGTAAAGTTCACAACAGGTATACCCATGTTCCGTAGTTCGTGGGTCAAGGGCAACCCCGTCGCCTTCGCCTCTATTATCACCGTATCCGGCTCCCAGTACTTATACTGATCCAACGCTACCTGCTTTAACTCAGGAAAATCCCACCTCTCTTTTATACTATCAAGTAGTATCAACCCCGGGGGTCCCCCCGCCTCCTCTGGATAAAATACACCCCATGTCGTAATAGCACTAAAGTCCGAAGTCTCCCGCTTCGTAAACGCCGTATCATAACTCTGAATAACAAACTCCAAATGCGGTACGTTTTTCTTATCCCAACGCTTCCACCACTCCCTCGGAATAATCGCGTTCTCTTCACCAGTAGGATTCTGCTGATACTGAGCATTCCATTTAGCAGGCGGTATCGACGCCTTAACCGCCGTCAAATCCTCCAAACTCCAGAACTCCGGCCAACACGGCTTCCCATCATCAAATATCGCAGGCAACTCCACAACTTCCCACTGATCAGCTAACGGATCTTTAGCCATCGCCCTCATCAGCTGTCCCGTCATATCCTTCTCGGACCAACGGGTCTGTACCAAAACAATACTACCTCCCGGCTGTAGTCTCTGTCGGGGGCCCCCAGTGTACCAATCCCACGCATCATCAAAACCATTCACAGACATCGCCGTTTGCTCCGAATGAGGATCATCAATAATCACCAAGTCTCCACCACGACCCGCCAAGTTCGACCCAACACCAACAGCATAATACATACCACCCGCCGTCGTATCCCAACGACCCGACGCCTTACTGTCCGCCGACAAATTAACCTTCGGAAAAATCTCCTTGTACTCCTCATTATCAATCAAGTTCTTCGTCTTACGACCAAAGTTCACCGCCAACTCCGTCGTATGCGTCGCCTGAATAATCTTCATCTTAGGATTCTTACCCATCATCCACGCAGGAAACAAAAAGCTCGCAAACTCAGACTTCGTGTGCCTCGGCGCCATATTGATAATCAAACGCTTCAACTCCCCCTTAGCCACCCTCTCCAACTTCTCAGCAATAATCTTATGATGACGACCCGCTATAAACTCAGGCCATAAAGTTTTTACAAAAATTAAAAAGTCCTCCTGGCACTTCTCGTTCTTCTCAATCTGCGCCAAGCGTAACTGAAGCTTCGCCTCCTGCTCAGAGAGTTCCATCCGGGGCCCCTATCATTTTAAAAAACATATCTTCCCATTTAAACGGCTGTGAACAACGGAACACGGGCTTCATATCCTTCATGCCCTCCATCTTCAAATCTACAGCATCTTCCGCTTTATACAAAAACATCTCCGCCCTCTCCGTTGGCTTTGCCTGCTTCTTTATCAATATCCAACACGAAGCGTGTCTGTGTTTCGTGAGCCACGCTACCTGCGACGGGCGCAAATCAACACGGTTAGATGTCGTATACTTCAACTCAACAAAATGAAAATATCCAGAACTATCACACAGCACGACATCAGGAATGCCTGCCCCGACCCAGTTCTCAATCCGCGTTAACAACAGCTTTCGGTTTACTCTTTGCGCCGCTTCCTTTACCTGTTTGTAAAAGCCGCTTTCCCTCTTCACGGCTATCGCTACCTTCTTCGGGGGTGATGTCAATGACTGAGGCATAACTCTCCTTTATCTCATCTAATGCTTTCATTACTTCTTCCTTAGACA